TAGTTTTGGTTCAGCGACTCAGCGAGCGCACTGGCCAAAATGAACTTGATAAGTACCTGGCAGGTTCAGGGGATTACTCAATCAAGCAAGCGATTGAATCGGATCGAACTCTTGGCGGTGCCTGCAATACCTTGCGGGTTACTTCAGCCGAGGCAGGCAGTTACGCATCAGGTGATATTGAATTCCTTTCATATCGTTACCGCATCACAATTTGGGGATAGGGAGAAAAATGAGCTACACAATTACTTCAGATAACTTTGAAGGCAAAGCAAAGGGTGATTCAATCACCGAAAAAGAATTGCTTGAATCAGGCTTGAACATTGAAGCCCTGATTGCAGGCGAGCATCTCAAGGATGCAAAAGCATCAATCAAACTAGCAACAGTAGAGGAAACTAAATAATGGCCCGCTTAGTCCTAACAAACGCGTATATCACAATTAATGGGGTTAACCTTTCTGATCACATTGGCAGTGTTACCCTAACAACAACTGATGATGTTATTGAAACAACTGCATTTGGTTCATCAGCTCGCACACGCGTTGGTGGCCTTGCAGATAATTCAGTTGCTCTTGAATTTCATCAGGATTATGCAGCAAGTTCAGTTGAAGCAACTATCAACGCAGCAGGCTCATCACTTGTTGGAACAGTAACAACTGTTGTTGTAAAGCCAAATGGCGCTACAACTGCTGCAGATAACCCTTCATACACATTTTCAGCATTAGTTTCAGAGTGGACACCTCTTAATGGAGCAGTTGGCGAACTTGCAACCGCATCTGTTACTTGGCCAATCTCAGGCAATATCACAAAGGCGGTTTCATAAATGGCCCGTATTGTATTAACAAATGTTGCAGTTACATTTGGTACAACAGATATTTCAAGTTATGTAACAAGCGTAACTTTGGGATCTACTTATGATGTTGTTGAAACCACTGCGTTTGGCAACACTGCCCGTACAAGAGTTGCTGGCCTAGCAGATAATTCTGTTTCATTTGAATTTAACCAGGATTACGCAGCAAGCGCACTTGAAGCAACAATTTACCCAACACTAGGAACTGCAGTTTCAATTACAGTTCGCCCAGTAGCAGGCCAAACACCTGCATACAGTTTTTCAGCGTTGGTTTCAGAGTGGACACCTCTTAATGGAGCAGTTGGCGAACTTGCAACTGCATCTGTTACTTGGCCTATAAGTGGTACAATCACAAAATCCTAATACAACAAGGGGGAAAAGATGGATGGATTAGCAATCAAGGTAAAAACAACAGATGGCGTTGAGGCAACTTACAAGTTAACCCCACGCGTTATTGTTGGATTTGAGCAACAGTACGGCAAAGGTATGCCTAAGTTGCTTGGAGAAGAGCAAAAGATTGAACATATCTATTGGCTTGCTTGGAAATCTATGCAAACCGCCGGCATTATTGTTAAGCCGTGGGGGCCAGAGTTTTTAGATACGATTGTTAGCGCCGAATTGGATGCTGATGATTCTTTCGGATCCACCGAAATAGCCTAACTTACACAGTAGCGGCTATTTCGGTGGAAACCGGAATCTCTCCCATAGATTTGCTTGATGCCCCACCAGGGATTCTTGAAGCAATCACGATTTATATGAAAGAGCGAGCTAAATCAAATGGCTGATGAAGTAGTTATTCTTAACGGCGTTAAAGAAACGCTTACTGCATTAAAAGATTTTGATAAAGATGCAGTTAAGCGTTTCAACAAAGTTATTAATAGCGAACTTTCAGGCGCAGAGCGTGATGCCAAAGGTTTGATTAGCGAGGATCCACCTATGAGTGGATGGCGCAAGGCAGATGCTACTAAGGGGCGTACTCGCGGTGGCGCAGGTTGGCCAGGCTGGAACGCTGCAGAGATTCAATCAAAGATTACAAAAACTAAGGCTAAGGGGAAGGTTCGAGGCGATTACACAACAAGCGCCGGTGCGTTGCTTAATAAGTCTGCAGCAGGATCTATCTTTGAAGTAGCAGGCCGTAAAACCAAAAGTGGAACCGGTGGTGGCAGTAGCGCACAATTTCTGCGTACTTTAGGAAACAGATTTGGTGCTGCATCGCGTGTAGTTTGGCGTGTAGTTGATAAAGATAAAGCAAGAATTCAACAAAATGTGGCAAAGGCGCTTGAAGAGGCCAAAGCTGAATTACAAAAACACTTGAATAGAGAGCGAGTTTAAAAATGGCAGTTGGCTCAATTGTCGCTCGAATTCTCACCGAGTATTCAGACAAAGGCACAAAGCAAGCAACCAAAGACATTTCCAAAATGGAAAAAAAGTTTGGCGATTTTGCAAATAAGGCAGCCAAGAGTTTTGGAATAGCAGCACTTGCAGCAGGTGCCTTTGCGGTAAAGGTTGGATTTGATGCAGTAAAGGCAGCAACAGAGGATCAAAAATCTCAGGCATTACTTGCAAATTCTTTGCGTAATACTGTTGGTGCAACAGATGCCGCAATTGCAGCCACTGAAACCTACATAACTCAAATGCAGTCAGAATTTGGCGTTGCCGATGATCAATTGAGGCCGGCCTTGGCTCGACTTGCAGCAGTAACTGGAAGCGTTACTAAGGCTCAAACTTTAATGGGCGTTTCTTTAGATATTGCAGCAGCACGAAATATTGATGTGGAGCAGGCATCTGCTCTAGTTGCAAAAGCCTATGGTGGCAATATCGGTGCGCTCAAAAAGTTGTTCCCACAAATTTCAGCAGCAACAGTTAAATCTAAGGATTTTGCTAAGGCGTTAAAGGAAATCTCAGGCGAAACTAAGGGTGCGGCAGCAGCAGCAGCCAACACTTTTGCCGGCCAAATGGAAAGAATTAAACTAGCTTTTGGTGAGGCTTCAGAATCTCTTGGCTACAAGTTACTGCCTCAGGTTAAGGCTTTTGCTGATCTCATCATTACTAAGGCAATTCCTGCAATTCAGAAATTCGTAGATGAGAATGGCGATAAAATTGCTGCAGGATTTAAAGTTTCAATTCAATATGGTATTGCCTTTGCAAAATTAATGTACGATATGTTTAGTTTTGTTGCTAAAAATATTAAAGTTTTTGCAACACTTGGTGCAATCATTGTTGCTGCATTTTTTGGTGCCAAGGTTGCTGCTGCTACTCAAGCATTAATCACTGGCGTTATGGCGATTATCAAGGTGATGAAGGCTTTGCGTACAGTATCTCTTGCATCTGCTGCTGCAACTGCTCTTGCAACTGGTGGTATTTCTGCTGCTACAGGCGCTGCTGCATTTGCCGTTGCTTTGGTTGGAATCGGTGTTGCGGCTAATAAGTTCAATAAAGATTCAGATAAGGCTGCAGATTCGTTAGGCAAGTTTGACTTTAACGCCAAGGGATTTTCTGCAACGGCAGATGATTACACTAAGGGCATTGAGGGAATGACTGGTGCCACTAATGGACTTACTGGGGCAACAGATAATGCAGCAAAAGCTACTGCTCTATTGCTTAAACTTCAAAATAAGTTCGGCCTAAAGGGATTGAAGGAAACAGATCCCATTACTCTTGAGGCTATTCGCAAGAATCAGTTGAAGCAACAGAAACTTGGCATTTCAAGCCCTACAATTTCCCTTGCTGCATCTGCAGGCCACGGAAATATTGCAGGAAACACCACAATGAATGGGGGGAACATAACAGTGAATGTTGCAGGATCAGTTGTTTCCCAGGGTGATTTAGTGGCAGGAATTAAGAATGGTCTTGAGGTTATCTATCGCCGGCGTGGCGGTAGTGGTTACGCGGTGTTGTAATGCCTGCTAATGCACCTACCCTTACAGTTGCCTTTGGCCTTAATGGCAGTTATACAAATGTAAGCGCAGATTTAATTCTTAGCGTAGATATTCGCCGTGGCCGTATGTATCAGGATGTGTTCATTGATGCAGGCACTGCCACTGTTGTGCTTAACAACCAATCAGGCGCTTTTGATCCTAGTAATACAAGTAGCCCCTGGTATAACACTCTGATTGCCGGTATGCAGGTAAGAATCAGTGGCAATTCCACTGTTATCTACACAGGCTACCTTGAAGATAATATGGTTAACCAGGGAATCTACCCAACTGTTTCCCTTACCTTTGTGGATGGCCTTGCTACTTTTGGAAAGACAATTGCACCTGCCTTAGCAACTTCAGCTTATTCTGAAACTGCAGCATCAAGAGCAGCAAGAGTTTTGGACATTGCCCAGTGGCCTGCCGGCGCTCGAAGCCTTACGGGAACTACTGTAATGAAGAAAACAGGCCAAGGAATTAGTTGCCTAGATATGCTTGAGCAGTGCGCCAATGTTGTTGGTGGCCGTTTCTATGTAAGCCGTACAGGCGTTGCAACCCTAGTTCCCCTTGCAGATAAGTTTTCACGCCCTACCCAATTGCTTTTTAGCGATCAAGGTGATGCCTATAGCGTTGGTTATGATGGCATTATCACAAATCCAGGTACTGATTATGTGTATAACCAGGCGATTGTTGATCGTGGGCCAGGTGTTTTGCAATACACATCTACCTATGGCGCAAGCGTTACAACTTATGGCCTAAAGTCTAAAAAGTTGGATGCACCTTCAAATACATCTACTGCTGCAACAAATCTTTCACTTTATGCAGCTCGAAAAGATGCAGATGCTGCAGTTTTAGTTGAGCAACTTGATTTTACCCCTATTGGTATTGGCGCTTTGGCTACAGATTTCTTGGAAACTGAACTTAATGATTTAGTTACAGTTAAGCGTATTACCTATGATGGCCGTAGCATCTCAATTAACTGCGTGGTTGAAGGTATGGCTCACTCAATTACTTCAGATAATTGGCGGGTTAGTTACTTTACCTCACTTATTGATCCTTACACGATTTCACTCTAGGGGGAATAATGCCACTTTGCCCACAAGTAACAATTACACCAATTACTGTAACCACTTCAGGAATGACTACTACCTCAGTTATTGCTGCAAATGATCCTGTAACTACAGAGCAGGCAAGCGAACTTCAAACAGAAATCAATACAATTGAGGCTGCCGTTAATGGCAAAAACCACATCTACCGCCAAGCAAGTGCGCCTGATGGCTCTGTTTATGCTTTAGTTGAAGGTGATGTTTGGTTTGATACTGATGATGGCAATAAGCAGTATTATTGGACTGGAACCGCTTGGGTGTCTGTTCAAGATACCGCGATTGCAGCAGCAACAACTGCAGCAGCAGCAGCAACAACTGCAGCAGCAGAGGCAACAACTGCAGCAACTGCAGCACAAACTACTGCTAATGGTAAGAATAAGATTGTACGCTCAACATCTGATGCTTCAGGCACAACTGGTTATACCGCCGGTGATCTTTGGTGGAAAATGGCAAGCACAAGTGCAGCCTCAAATGTGCTTGATCAGTGGACATTTGACGGAACACAATGGAACAAAAACGCGCTTACAAATGCCGTAATTGCTACCTTAGATGCAGCAAAAATTACAACTGGTTATCTTGCTGCTGATCGTATTGAGGCTGCAAGTATCGCAGGAACAAAGATTGCAGCAGGAACTATTGAGGCAGTAAATATTGCAGCAGCAACTATTACAGGAGCTAAAATTGCTTCAGAAACTATTACCGCCGGCAATATTGCAGCAGCCACAATTACTGCAGATCAAATAGCCGGTGCAACAATTACTGCTGCTGAAATTGCTTCAGAAACTATTACTGCTGCTGAAATTGCAGCAGATTCAATTACAGTTGACCGCTTGACGGCAGGCACACTTACTGCCTTCACATTGCGTACATCTTCAGGCGCTCGCAGAGTTACAATTTCAGCTTCAAGCAATGCTATTTCATTTACTGAATCAAGTAGCACTGTTGGTTGGATTGGTCCAACCTCAACTTCAGGTATTGTTATGCACTACGGCGCTACTTTTAATGCTGCGGCAACAACTTACCCAAATGCTTTTGTAACATCAGGTTCAGCTCAAATTGCCTATAACTCAACAACTTATTTAATTTGCAACTCTACTGGTGTTCAGGCAAAGGGTGCTTTTTATTCTCTCGATGCTTTTTACAATCAGGATTCAACAACTACTACAAATACTGCAAATACCTGGATGAGTGGAACAAACGGCCTTACTCGCCGAAGCACCGCCTCAAGCCAACGCTATAAGGAAAATATTGTTGATATTCGTACAGTGCCTGAACTTAACCCAAACAAATTGCTATCATTGCCTGTTCGAGCATTTACTTACAAGGCAGATTACCTAGATTCAGCAGATGATCGTGCTGGCACCCCATTGCCAGGCTTTATTGCTGAAGAGGTTGCTCAAGCCTATGAAATTGCAGCAGATAAGAATGATGGCGTAATTGAATCTTGGAATGATCGTTTTGTTGTTCCAGGAATACTTGCACTTGTTCAAGATTTACACGCACGCGTAACAACGCTTGAAGGGGGGACACAATGAACGAAAACACAGAACTCAATATCAATCTTGTAATCGCATCCTTGCGTGAACAAATTGGCCTACTAGCACTTGATAAGGCAATGCTTACCGCACGCCTTCAAGAGCTAGAAAATAAAGAATCAACCACTAACTAAGAACGGGAAACCGCGCAAATGAATCCAGCAAACTGGGCAGGCTTAATAGTATCTATCATTGCAATCATAACTGGATTTGCAGGTGCAGTAAGATGGCTAGTTAAGCATTACCTTTATGAACTCAAGCCGAATTCAGGCAGTTCAATGCGCGATTCCATTAATAGACTTGAAGCCCAAGTTGAAACAATCCTCAAGTTAATAGAAAAGGGAAACAAATGAAAGAAACTAAAAAACTCATTATTCGCCTTGCAGCAGTATTTTATGTATCTGCTCTTGCAACTATTGGCGCTGGTTCACTCTTTGGCGTAGGCGCAGCAACTGCTGCAGGTATGGCAGGGCTTTTGGCCGTGGCTAAGGTTGGCGAATCTCTTGCCAAGGCTTACATTGCAGATGGCAAGTTGAGCAAAGAGGAAATTGAAGGCGCATTTCAGGAAACAAAGAAAAAGTAAATGAGCCAACGCAATCAGTTTGTAATTACCGCTAGGGCTGAAATCGGTACTATTGAAGGCCCCAAGGATAATGAAACAAAATATGGCAAGTTTACAAATGCCAATTTCTTACCCTGGTGTGGCTCTTTTGTTAATTGGTGTGCAGATCAAGTAGGGCTAAAAATACCTAACTGCGTTTCAACATTCAATGGGGCAAAGGCGTTTGAAAAACAAGGCCGTTTTCAAAAAGCTGAAGTAGCCGTTCCTGAAGTTGGGGATTTAGCCTTTTTTGATTTCCCGGCAGATTCATTAGACCGGATCAGCCATATCGGGATTGTTGCCCGCGTTGATTACGATAAGGGAATTGTTTGGGTTATTGAAGGCAATACAAGCCCTGATAAAAAGGGTGATCAGCGCAATGGTGGCCAAGTCTGCCAAAAGCAAAGAGCCTATAAGGCCAAAAACGGCGGCAAACTTAAAAAATCAATTCCAGTTTATATAGTAGGATTTGGCAAGCCCAAGTTCAAAGATTAAATCCATCTAACCCTTTGGGAGCAACATAATGGCGGCAGGTACTTTAGATTTTACGATTGAACAAGGGGCAACCTTCAATCTTCTCTTAACTTGGAAAATCAATAACACCCTAGTTAACTTAACTGGTTATACTGCTCGCCTTTCGGCTCGCGTTGATGTTGAAGATACTGAAGTAATCCTTTCGCTTACAACAAGCAATGGTGGAATTACTCTTGGCGGTGCTGCAGGCACAATTAGCCTTAATCAGACTGCAGCACAAACAACAATTTTGCCTGCCGGAACCTATGTATATGATCTTGAA